CACCCTAGTACAATATGGTTGTTTGAATCAGCATATAATTATATTTGGTTATACAAACATATGATTGCTTTAAATGAAGAATATAAAAAAAGATATAATCATACAAAAAATCATGTTACTATTGATAAACTAGGCGAGGTATTATCACACCCTCCTAAAAACGCTAAATATAATAAGATAGCCACGGAACCAAAACCTGCTATGCCTGAACATTGTAAAATACCAGGTGACGCAGTAGCAAGTTACCGTAAATATTATATACTAGAGAAAAAAAGATTTGCTACCTGGAAGGCACCATCAAAAATGCCTGAATGGTACAAGAGAGGAATAAACAATGAGTAGAACACATTTAATTAAAGCATTGAAGTCACACGCACAAGGTCATATTGATAAACATATCGCCAATGTAGAAGTACATTTAAATAATGCTACAGGTGTTGCTGAGCATTCAGACCATGTTGAAACCATGGAAAAAGAATTATGCGAAATTGCTAAGTATGATGACCAATTAGAAATGTTAAACAAATATTTTCCAGTAGAGGAATAAATGCCTACATACGATTTTGAAGACACAAAGACCGGTAAGGTGTGGACTGATATGATGAGTATTGCAGAAAAAGAAGCATACCTAAAGAAGAATAAACACATTAAACAATGTATATCTCAGATAAATATAGTTGGTGGTGTTGTAGGTGTCGGTAACTTAAAAACTGACGGTGGGTGGAAAGATATGTTAAGTCGTATTGGTGACGCTCATCCAGGCAGTAAAGTACATGACATTTATGGCAATAAAAGTGTTAAAGAAATTAAAACAAGGCAAGTCGTAAAGAAACACCAAAAACGACAGGCTGAACAAAGGAAGAAATATGGCAAGTAAAGATATACCAGATTATATGCGTGGTTTTGATACTACAGATGATTGGGGTATGACGCCAGTATCATCTACACCAGAGGCAACACCAACTGTTGACCCTAAAGTTGTTGAAGATAGTAAATTAGAAATCTCAAAAGTTAAATCAGATGTAGGCGATATTAAGTCTATGATGAATGAGATTATGCAAATTGTAGCAGAAAAAGATACAGTTACAAAAACCGTGACAGATGAAGATACAAAGAAAAGGTTTTCAGATTTAGAAAAGATTATGTTACCTTTTTTGTATAACTTACAAAAATCAGACGAGCCTTATATTCATTGGCCTAACAGAGCACCAATAATTAAGGCACAAATAGAAAAGATACTCAAACTTACGAGAGGATAAAATGAAATCAAATTACGATAAGTGTTTAGAAACAATATTACATCACGAAGGTGGTTATGTAAACCATCCAAAAGACCCAGGTGGTGAAACTAATCTAGGTGTTACAAAGAGAGTTTACCTAGAACACGGTGGCACAAAAGATATGAAAGACCTATTGGTCGAAGATGTGGCACCAATATACAAAAAAGGTTATTGGGATAAAATGAAAGGTGATGAACTACCAAGTGGTTTAGACCTTTGCGTTTTTGACTTTGGTGTAAATGCAGGTCCAGGTAGAAGTGCAAAATACCTACAAACAATGATAGGTACTGTTGCAGACGGTGGTATTGGACCAAATACTCTAGCAAAATTAAAAGAGTATGTTGAAAAACATGGCATTGAAAAATGTATTGAAGACTTCCAAGGTGCAAGACAAGATTACTATGAAAAGTTATCTACATTTGCAACTTTTGGAAAAGGTTGGACTAGACGAGTTGACGAAACTACAGAATTAGCTTTGTCAATGGTCAGCTGAGAGATAGAACCGTTTAAATCGGGTAGAGATTATCTCAACAATTTATATGCCAGAAAAGGCATTTAAGACTTGCCATTCAGTTGTGATTGGTATATAATAGGTGAAACGATTAAATAGGAGAATATAATGGCGTTTGAATTTGTAAAACTGGATGAGGCTAAACTTCCAAAAACTAAAGGTAAGCGTATTGACGGATTTAGGTTTTATGACATTGAGGGTCATAATTATCCTTCGGTCACTACAGTATTAGGTTATAACACCGGCGATGGTATCAAAAAGTGGCGTGAGTCAATTGGTGAAGATGTTGCCAATTATGAAATGCGTAGAGCTGCTGGTCGTGGTAAAGCGACACACAATCTAATAGAACAATATATTAAAGGTGAAACACCTGGTGAAAGAGCAGTATTGCCTCTAGGTCTATTCAGACTAATTAAACCATATGTTGACCAGATAAGTAATGTACATTTATTAGAAGCAATTATGTACAGTAAACAGTTGACACTTGCAGGTCAAGTAGATTGTATTGCTGAATATAATGGAAAATTATCAGTAATTGATTTTAAAACCTCTAACAAATATAAGCAAGAAGATTGGGTACAAGGTTACTTTCAACAATGTACTGCCTATGCTATTATGTATGAAGAGCTATTCGGGACTCCCATAGAACAAATTGTTGTCCTTATTGCTTGTGAAGACGGAAATGTACAATCATTTGTTAAAGAGAAGAAAGATTTTGTCGAACCTCTAAAAGAGCAAATACAAGGCTTTTATAAATATTATGAAGAACTAAACAAAGATAAAGTTTAGTCATTATAAAAGGACAAAAGCAATGTTAAAAATATTAATTGTAATTGCTACACTAGTATTTTCAAATACAGCAATTGCAAATTCACTAATGAATTTTCAAGATAGAATGATTCAACAGATAGAACATAAATCTATCCAAGAATATGGTTTAGGTTGGTCACAAATACCAGTTGTGTGTGGACCTACTGAAATTGTACAAGAATATTTAACAGACCACAATTTTGAATTAGAATCATTGTCATTTGGCCATGAGAACGCACATCCTGATGGCGCTCCTGTTTATATGGTAAGTTACTTTATAAACAAAAAGAGAACGGAAGCAATGTCAGTAATAACTGCTCCTTCAGGTTTAGAAAGTTGTATGTTATACAGAGCATTTGGATTAAAGTTTCCTGGTTTAAAGACATAAAGAATTAGTCGTTGACGACAATTATGGTAGGCAATCTGGACGAGGGTGCGATTCCCTCCAGCTCCACCATAAACACATTTACAGAGTGTGCTTATGATGGGGCTGATATAGGTTTCGACAGGTGTTGAGAAAATTGTAAGAGATTAATAGGTGGTAACCTTAAATACTAATTAAACGCAAACGATAATAACTTTGCATTAGCAGCTTAGGTTGCTTAGGGTTTTGTGAGTTTTCCTCGTAACAGAATAAACTCACGCTTGACTTTTATAAATTATATGGTATAATGATTACATGAATAGCAAAGAATTTAGTTTAAAAATAGAGAAGTTAGCAAAAGAAAAAAGATGTAGTCTAATGGACGCAATCTTAGAATTTTGTAAAGAAAATGACCTGGACCCAGGTACAATCGGAAGTCTTATTTCCAAATCATTAAAAGAAAAAATCAAAGTTGACGCAATCAATCTACGATTGTTAAAAAACTCATCTTCAGCACCACAAGGAAAGTTACCAATATGAACATACAACTTATTGACAAAATGGGTGGCGATTTATCGGTAGTAAATGCAGCTCGTGTATCATTTGCCAAGAAGAAAGAAGTAATAGACCAATCAGATGAAAAACTAATTAAGTATTTGGCAGACCATGACCATTGGTCGCCTTTCGGACATACTACTTTACAGTTTCTAATTAAAGCACCTGTGTTTGTTGCAAGACAACTTGTAAAACACCAAGTTGGTTTAGTTTGGAATGAAGTTAGTCGAAGATATGTTGATTCAGAACCAGAGTTTTATATGCCATTTATATGGCGTGGTAAACCAGAAAACAAAAAACAAGGTTCAAGTGATAAAGAAATTGAATATGATATTTCTCCTACAATACAATATGTAAAAGAAACTTATCAAAACTTGTTAAAAGAAGGTGTAGCGCCTGAAATGGCAAGAATGGTATTACCACAAAACATGATGACAGAGTGGTACTGGACAGGTTCATTAATGGCATTTGCTAGAGTATGTAATCTAAGAAATAAACCAGACTCACAAGAAGAAACAAGAATGATAACACAACAAATGGCTAGACATTTACTAGACCATTTTCCAATAAGTGCAAGAGAATTATTAGATGAAAAAATTTAAAGATAATATAAATGATTTTTTTAAATGGGTCAAGGGTACTGAACTTGTCGAATTAGACGACATTGATGTATCGGAAGACCCGGTAAGACCTGAGCTGACCCTTGGTTTCAGAATACAACAAGGCCGAAAAATATTTGGCTTGAAGTATAATGATGAAATTGAGGCAATTGTTTGTGTTGCAATGTGTCCTGAAGTACCTTTTACGGTAAGAGAAATGGACTATATGTCACAAGCTGCCAACCAAGATGGTCAGCGAGGCGAAATTTTAGTTGCTTATACTGTATGGTCTAGGAAAAGAGGTGCAGGTAAAGAGATAATTAATAAGTTAGCTGAGTGGGCAGATATGCAAAATTTTGGTAGATTGGTAACTTTATCACCTTTGACGCCTATGGCAACTCATTTTCATATTAAGAACGGAGCAAAACAAATAAAAGTTAGTGAAAAAACACAAAACTTTGAATACAAATTAAATGATGACTAGAGATATATTTGAGAGTGTAATAGATGTAGGTAGTGGTTTTATATTGGCCATACTAATACAGATGTTTGTATTTCCTTTGTTTGATTTACACCCTACAATTTTTGAGAATTTTCAAATCGCATTAATATTTACTGTGGTGTCAATGACAAGATCAGCATTATGGCGTAGATATTTTAGAA